TTGGCCACTCCCTCTATGCGCACTCGCTCGCTCGGTGGGGCCGGACGTGCAAAGCACGTCCGTCTGGCGACCTTTGGTCGCCAGGCCCCACCGAGCGAGCGAGTGCGCATAGAGGGAGTGGCCAACTCCATCACTAGAGGTATGGCGAGAGTTAAATATTAACCAGCAGTTGTAAACCGCGAAGCGCAAGCGCCGCAGGCCGCTGCTTATCTACGCAGTAGCCATGGAAACAAGATAAAGATAAAGAAGTGCACAAGAGCCAAAGTTCAACTGAAACGAATTAAACGGTTTATTGATTAACCAGGATTCACAAGTTTCGTGTGAGATACCGGGTTCCAATAGGGCGAGGTTCACTATAAACACCATTAGTGTCTACAGTAAAGTCCACATTAACAGACTTGTTGTAGTTGGAAGTGTACTGAATCTCTGGATTCCAACGTTTGCTGTTTTCTTTCTGTAGCTCCCACTCAATTTCCACGCTGACCTGTCCAGTGGAGTACTGAGTGATAAATGAAGCAAACTTGGCCGGGCTGAAAGTCGTCGGAGGATTTGCCGGTACCGGAGTATTTTTGATCATGATTTGAGGAGGCGGATGTTTCAGTCCAAAGCCTCCCATCAGAGGAGAAGGATGAAAGTGTCCATCCGTGTGAGGAATCTTTGCCCAGATAGGTCCTTGAAGGTACACGTCACGATCTTGCCACACCATGCCAGGTAAGGCCCCCTGATGATTGACAGTTCCAGTCGTGGGAGCTGTATTTGAGCTCTGCAAGTTATTTGCCACAGTTCCATACTGCTCTGTTGCCACAGGATTGGTGGTACGAATCTCTTCTTCATCCGTAATCATTACATTATCTAATTCTGCGTTACTTGCCGTTGTCCCTTCTTTGCCAAATATTAGATTGCCGTGCATAGGGAAAAATTTTTCTTCATCGTCCTTGTGACTGGCCATAGCTGGTCCTGGATTCACCAGCGAGTCGCGGCCATTGAGATGATATTTGCTGGCCGCTGTCCAAGGAAAGTTACTGTTGTTGTTGTCGTTAGCAGTCTTTGAAAGTCTCTGTTGCCGGTAGCAGGGCCCAGGTAGCCAATTTCTGGCCTGCAAAGACATAGACTGAGGCCCAGCCTGGCTAAAAAGCAGCCGTGATTGGTTGGTTGTTCCAGAGGTTGTTCCTTGCGTTCTGTTCAGGTAGTACAGATACTGATCAATAAGAGGATTCATCAAGCGATCCAAACTCTGGCTGTGAGCGTAGCTGCTGTGAAAAGGTACATCCTCGAAGGTATAGCTGAATTGGAAGTTATTTCCAGTCCTTAGCATCTGCGAAGGGAAGTACTCCAGGCAGTAAAAGGATGAGCGTCCCACCGCTTGACTTCCGTTGTTCAGGGTGAGGTATCCATACTGAGGGACCATGAAGACGTCCGCTGGAAACGGCGGGAGACAGCCTTGGTGCGCCGACCCGAGCACGTACGGGAGCTGATACTCCGAGTCCGTAAACACTTGAACCGTGCTGGTAAGGTTATTGGCAATAGTCGTCGTGCCATCGTTCTGCGTGACCCCTCTAACTTGGATGTTGAAGAGCTTGAAGCTGAGTTTCTTGGGCCGGAATCCCCAGTTGTTGTTAATGAGTCGCTGCCAGTCACGTGGTGAGAAGTGGCAGTGGAATCTGTTAAAGTCAAAATACCCCCAAGGGGTGCTGTAGCCAAAGTAGTGGTTGTCGTTTGAAGCTCCTGATTGGCTGGAGATTTGCTTGTAGAGATGGTTGTTGTAAGTGGGCAGGGCCCAGGTTCTGGTGCTGGTGGTGATGACTCTGTCGCCCAGCCATTGGGAATCGCAATGCCAATTTCCTGAGGAATTACCCACTCCATCGGCACCCTCGTTATTGTCTGCCATTGGTGCGCCACCGCCTGAAGCCATTGTATTAGATCCCAAACTTGTGGGGGCTGCTGGTGGTTCTCCGAGAGGTTGAGGGTCTGGGACTGACTCTGAGTCTCCAGTCTGACCGAAATTTAGTCTTTTTCTGGCAGGCTGTTTGCCCGATTTGCCAACACCAGATGATGAGTCCGGTTCCTGAGGAGACTGATCTACAGCCCCCTTCTTTCCAGGAGCCGTTTTAGCTGCTTCCTCAACCAGACCAAGAGGCTCAAGGATCCTCTTTTTGGCCTGGAAGACTGCTCTGCCAAGGTTGCCCCCAAAAGACGTATCTTCTTGAAGACGCTCCTGAAACTCGGCGTCGGCGTGGTTGTACTTGAGGTACGGGTTGTCACCGGCCTTGAGCTGCTGGTCGTAAGCTTTGTCGTGTTCGAGGGCTGCCGCGTCCGCCTCGTTGACCGGCTCTCCTTTGTCGAGTCCGTTACCGGGTCCGAGGTATTTGTAACCCGGAAGCACAAGACCCCGACGGTTGTCCTGGTGTTGTTGGTTCGCTTTGGGTTGAGGGACTCCAGGTTTCAGAGCCCACCACTCACGAATGCCTTCAGAAAGGTTGTCCTCGAGCCAATCTGGAAGATAACCGTCAGCAGCCATACCTGGTTTAAGTCATTTATTGCTCAGAAACACAGTCATCCAAGTCCACATTGGCCAAATCGCAGGCCGAACAGGCAATCTCGGGTGCCCTTCCCAGGATATGATGAATTGGACACAGTTTCTGATAAGTCTTCTTTTTGACGACAGAAACGGGTTGAGATTCTGACATTCCAGGGAAGCATTCCCCACAGTCTCTTTGACCATGCGTAAAACAGACATTGGAAATTTGATTCATTCTCTCGCATGTTTTACAGGGAAAAAGCATCAGATTCATGCCCACGTGACGAGAACATTTGTTTTGGTACCTGTCCGCGTAGTCCGCCGGTGCTTCCGCGTCTGACGTTGTCGGCTGCGCAAGTGACGTGCACTCCCGTTTTGGCTCGCTTACATCCGCGTCATTGGAGGCGGGGCGTTTCTTAGCTCCACCCTTTCTGACGTAGAACTCATGAGCCACGTCAGTCACGTGATCGGAAGCCCACCGGAAAAAGTCCTTTACTTCCTGTTTGGTGACCTTCCCAAAGTCATGGTCCAAACGGCGGGTAAGTTCAAATTCAAACATCCGGTCCTGCAGCGGCTGCTGATGCTCGAAGGTGGTGCTGTTCCCGTCAATCACGGCGCACATGTTGGTGTTGGAGGTGACGATCACGGGAGTGGGTTCGATCTGGGCCGATGACTTGCACTTTTGGTCCACGCGCACCTTGCTTCCGCCCAGAATGGCCTTGGCGCTCTCCACGACCTTGGCCGTCATCTTGCCCTCCTCCCACCAGATCACCATCTTGTCGACGCAATCGTTGAAGGGAAAGTTCTCATTGGTCCAGTTTACGCAGCCGTAGAAGGGCACGGCGTGGGCGATGGCTTCCGCGATGTTGGTTTTACCCGTCGTGGCCGGCCCAAAGAGCCAGATGGTGTTCCTCTTCCCGAACTTCTTTTGCGCCCAGCCCAGGAAGACGGAGGCCGCGTACTGCGGATCGTACCCGTTCAGCTCCAGGATTTGGTAGATCCGATTTTTGGTAATGTCCTCCGGCGGGTTGCTGCCCACCAGGTAGTCCGGAGCCGTCTTTGTCAGGCTCATGATCTTGGAGGCATTGTCCAGCGCGGCCTTGATCTGGGACCGCGAGTTGGAGGCGGCGTTGAAGGAGATGTACGAGGCCTGGTCCTCCTGAATCCATTGCTTTTCTGACGTGATCCCGCGGTCCACCAGCCACCCGACCAGCTCCATGTACCTGGCTGAGGTTTTTGACCTGATGACCGGCGCGTCAGAATTGGGGTTCTGATTCTCTTTGTTCTGCTCCTGCGTCTGCGACACGTGCGTCAGATGCTGCGCCACCAGCCGTTTACGCTCCGCGAGATTCAAACAGGCGCTTAAATACTGGTCCATGTTAGTCCACGCCCACTGGAGCTCGGGCTGGGTCTTGGGGAGCAGGTAGTTGGGGATGTAGCAGTCGTCCACCACCTTGTTCCCGCCCCCGGCGCCATTTCGCGTTTTGGTCACCGCGAACCAGTTCGGAAGCTGCGGCTCGACCCCGCGGTAGATGCGGGTCACCAGCTTCTCTTTAATCTGGCTCACGTAGCGGCCGACCACCATGGATTTGACCCCGATGGTCTCAATCAGCACGTGCAGGTGGAAGTAGGTCTCCCCCTTTTCGAACTGGACAAAAAAGAGGGCCTCCGGGGCCTTACTCACGCGGCGCCACTCCACCAGGAACTCGCGCTGAAGCTTTTCGGCCACGGTCAGGGGTGCCTGCTCAATCAGATTCGGATCCATGTCAGAATCCGGCGGCACGTCCCATTCCTTCTCGGCCACCCAGTTAACAAACGAGTTAGAAATGCCCGGCAGGCGCTCGTCCAGGTCACTCGGGACCTTCAGGACAATCTCGTAGAACCCCGGCATGGCTGCTGCTCGTTCAAATTTCGCGGTCAAAATGGAGCTCCTGGTTCGCTCACTCGAGAATATATACCCTCAGCGGCCACGTGGTGTCGCAAACTGTCGCAAAAGGGTCACCTGACTGCTGACGCAGCTGGTAGGCGTGGTCTCGCTTCGCGCGCTTCGCGTTACGTCACTGCCATACCTCTAGTGATGGAGTTGGCCACTCCCTCTATGCGCACTCGCTCGCTCGGTGGGGCCGGACGTGCAAAGCACGTCCGTCTGGCGACCTTTGGTCGCCAGGCCCCACCGAGCGAGCGAGTGCGCATAGAGGGAGTGGCCAA